TCTTTTCTAATTCTTCACTCATCGTTGTGATTTCCTTTGTTGTTGTTCAGCCTTTCTATTCTCTTCTTTAATATGCTCACTAAGAAGAGTAACATATATCTCCCTCTCCCACGGTAACATACCATCCAATTCAGTTAAACTATACTTATGATGCTGCATCATAGCAAAGTTAGTCTTATAATGGTTTACTAGATTATCATGTGAGAGGCCTAAGTAAAAAAACTTTGGATACCTTTTAGTTCCACCTTAGTCTCTTCTTCACACTTAATACAGTTAAACTTTAATTCATGTTTAAGTGATGGCATATCATTAAAGAAGCCACCAATTAACTCAAATTGAGAACTATTTAGGTTCTCAATAAATTCCATTTTCTCTTTATCAGACGAATCTTCGTATACTTCTTCAGTATCGAATATGTTATCAATACAGAGTACTAATAGATCCATTATACCATCAATCTTTTCTAGGTATTCTGGGTCAAATCTTTGTATATCTTCGAATGATGGATACCTCAATGTGAGACCAATATCCTCAGATAACATGATTACCTTGTCTTCAGGGTTTATTTCAGGAGTCTTAATATCATCAAGGTCGATTTCAACTGGTGTTTCCGCTTTACAGTCTTCCGACTTACACTTGACATTAACATTAATCCTTTCACCTACAGATTTAGCTCTTAGATGGAGGAATAATACCTCTAAGTCAAACACCGCTAATTTATTAACGTTGATGTTATCAAAGACACACGCCTCGATGACATCTTTAATAGCTCCTAGAATCTGTTTCTGATCATTTGATTCCATTGCCATCATGAGTATTTTTTCTTCTTTGACAAGGTAAGGTCTAAAATTAACCTCCTTGCCTAGTCCCGGTACAAATACCGTATACTTGGAACTATTTACTTGTGGTAAAGCCATTATATTTCTCCTAAATTACCAATTCATTATAATATATTTATAATTCTATCTGCTACCGATTTTATACCGGATCCAAACCCTGCAACAGGGTTAAGTGTTTCAAACTTATCGTATGAAAATGTTACACTAAACGTTTGAGGAGTATCAGCCGCTTCGTTGCTTAGTGTCATCCCAGTGTATGATGTAGGGAATGCGTTCTTTAATTTTACTGCGTATATTGGATTGTTTTGCTTATCAAGCTGTTGAATAACAACATCAGCCACATGATCTACTTTATAACTTACAGTATAAGTCTCACTATCCAATACTTGTGCCATCCAATTATCAAACATATTTCGTATAAAGAAATCCTGTGTGACATGGAATTCACATGTTACGTCTTCATCAATATATCCAGTGATATACTTGTGCTGTTCTTTGTGAGCTGCATGTTCAGCTGTACTTATTTGTCGACCAGGCATTGATGTTGATTTACACATCATTGATATATCTCTAGGGTCGTTAATAAAATTCTTAATTGATAGACCACCACCTGATATTAAACCTGCAAGGAGTGTACTTGCATCTAAATTAATAAGTGATAGTTTGGGTGGTGTAAAGATTATATTAAATCTGTTCTGCATGGCCAAACCACCATGGTTTTGTATTGTAGATTTTAAATCGTCGATTGAATTAGCCATGGTTATACCTTATATGCGTCTCTACTATATCTCCAAACACTTTGATCTTTAACTTTCTTGAACTGTTGTGTTGGCATGAATACTGCAATTTCCCAATCAGTCATTGGTACTCTTACTATTTTTGATTTGACCTGACTCGACAGATACTGTTTAAAACATGGTCTAAACTCTTTATATTTGTTTGCACCCTTGATAGTATTGTATCGTAGCCGTGCTAATCGTGTTGAATCAGTCACTTTCTTTGGTGCTAAATCCATTAATCTATCTAGGAATAATGCTCTTACGTTAGGTGAAAGGTAGTGTAAGTTAAGTCCATTGAACCCACCTTTGGTTGGACCAAGGAGTATAGTTAATGGAAACTTATCGTAATATGGTAACTCGTTTTTCATCTTAGGGTCGTAGAAATACATAATCATATCACCTGTCTTAGGATTAGATATGGGTTTAAGAGCATCGTCAGTTAATAGTTTATTTCTATTAATAGTGCCCAATGCATCTACATTCTTTTTAAACCAGTTACGTGATTTATCAGTCCTAGCTTGAATACCAGCTCTGAATGCGCCTGCTTGTAATGTGTCGAATAAACTTGCCATAGTACTATTTATATCAAGACTTAAGTAGTTTGATGCCTAAATTCTTTAAAGTGTCTTCAGTCCATATTTGAAACTTCCATCCTTTGTAAGACGCAAAGTCATTAGCTGCAGTCCACTTAGAAGTATTCTTAATATAGGTTGTCACCTCATTTAGGTATCGTTTAGTTTTACGAGTTGGCTTCTTGGGTGGTGTTGTCTGTTTCTTTGGTTTAATCTCAACCAATATACAATCACCATTATCCATCTCAATGAATAGATCAATAAAATACCGATGGATTCTGTTATCTGTTTTACACTTGTATGGTATAACCACCTCTTCAGAATTCCATGCTCGTATTCTAGAGTTAGATTCACACCATTTAAATGCTTGTCTTTCCCATAGAGAACGGTAAACAACCTTAGTATAGTCTCCTAAGTACTTCTCAGGGTGTTTAATTTTGTATTTGCCTTTGTAACTCATATAAATACTCTTATAGTTTATAAATAGTATAGTTATTTATATAGGAAAAGAGTATGGCTATCGGTAAAAAAGTATCAGATAAAGTAAAAAACAAATTAGCAGGTAAGGAAAAGGGTTCAAGAGATCCGGGTCCAATTCTGAGGTACCCTCTTAATCTGGTAGAAAAGGATAACCAAGAATTAATTAGGTTCAGAATTGTCGATCGAAAGACCTTGGAAGATCAGAGAAGTATATACCTCTATTCACCACCTGGTCTATCAATTGCAGATGCAGCTGGTTATACTCAGGCTGACTTAGGTCTTCTTGGTGGCGCTATTGATGCGGGTGGCGATGTCCTGACTGGTAAAAAGGATATGGATGGTAGTGGTATAACGGATATTGTATCGGCTGCAGTGACCGGAGCAGCAGGTAAATTAGGAGCAGCAGGCCAGGCCACTATGATTACTGGTGGTGTTGCATCAAATCCCTATACTAACGTTCAATTTACAGGTACTAATTTAAGGTCATTTGCCTTTAGTTTTAAAATGGTAGCTGAATCACCTGATGAATCAGATGCTATAAAGAATATTGAGAATACCTTTAGGAAGTTCTTATATCCTAAGAAGCTTACTTCGTCTGATTTTCTATTGGAATACCCACCACTCTTTAAGATAGAATTCATGAAACTACAGGGTGGAGATGCTGCTCCTAATAAGTTTATGCCATTCATACAGTATTCATATCTATTAAATATGACAGCAACCTTTAATAGTGCAACAAATCTATTCCATAAATCAGGTGCACCGGTTGAATTAGACCTAGCGCTTACGTTTCAAGAGTCGAAAGCTCTTAAGAGAGAAGACCTATATGGTGCTCCAGAAGAGTATAATACAGCTGAATATCATAGAGAATTCAGAGCTCCATATACAATACCATCGTCTGAATTGACAGGAGATCAATAATCATGGCATACTTTAAGTTATTCCCTAAGGTTGGATACGATTTCAATCGTGATGGTGTCATACAGAATGTAGTTGATATCTTTCGACACGCACGACCACTACAGAATTTTGCAGATAATATTAATACGTATCGTAAGTTTACAATACCTGATGGAGCAAGGCCGGATATCTGTTCACAGAAACTATACGGTACTCCTGACTATTATTGGACGTTCTTTATTGTTAACGATTTTCTACACGATGGAATGGCTAATTGGCCCATGAGTCAACAAGACTTATTTAGATATATTGAGGTAGAGTATAATGGAGTCGCAATCGAAACACGACCAAATATTGTACGAAACAGCGACGGCGGTATAACAGATTTTCGTAATTCATTAGCAGGTAGATTTCAGGTTGGTGAAACAATCACTGGAGGTACCTCTTTTGCGACTGGTACACTGACAAAGAAGGATATCTATCTTAATCAGTTAGTAGTACAGAATATAACCGGTTCCTTTATTGGTGATGGTGTAGGTAATAACCTAGAAGCCGTCATTGGAAGTACTTCAACAGATTCAGTTGCGACATGGAAGGTATGGCAATATGCTGAAGCACCACATCATTGGCACGCTCCACACCTTGATACATCATCGGTTCATATACATCCTGAGCCGAATAAAGAGTCACATGTATCAAATGCTAATTTCTTTTCAACAACCGATGATGTATTAACGAATTTAGTACTGCAGGAGGGCTCAGTTGCAGCACCATCTTATACATCGAATAGAAACTATCTGTTTGATTTAAATGAATCGCGGTCTAAAATTAATATTATTGATCCAAATTATATTGAAAAGTTTGCAGAAACTTTTGAGGAACTCGTGAATGGCTAATCAACCAGTCAATCAGTATAAGAGAGACTCTATAAAGCTTTTTCCTAATGGTAACTATAGTCCACAGGGACTCTTTGGAGAGAATGGAGCGAGCTTTATCGATATTAAGCAGCTTGTTACGGACTTTACCATCACAGAGAGTCTGCATCAAACGAGTCTTATGTGTACAATGAATGTAATGGACGGTCTGAATATACTCGCTAAGCTACAGCTCGAGGGTGATGAATTCATTGAAATGCAGCTGAGTAAGGAGACTCCTGAAGGTAAGATACGGTATAAAAAGACATGGGTCATAAGCGATATACTTCATTATGCACGTCCCAAGCCAGGAGTACAGACATATCAGCTGATATTGGTCAGTGAGCATGCATATCTTAATCAGTTAATGGAACTTAATCGTAAGTTCGAGGGTAATATAGGTAAGCTGATACATAATATTCTATGGAAAGATCTTGAACAGTATCATAATATTGGTTATATCAGTAATAGTAATCATACTATGAAGGGTATCTATCCGAGTCTACGTCCGATTAATGCTATTAAATGGCTCAGTCGTAATGCATTTGATAATGGTAATCCCTTTTATTTTTATGAAACACTGAAAGCACAGAGTAATAATACAACAGATCGTATACATTTTACTTCGTTATCCGAATTAGCTGATGCAGATATTAAAGCCGAATACGAACAAAAACCTTATTATAATGATATTAACCCTATATCAGATGCAGATACTATAGAACAAAGAAAGAAAATATTAAAAGTATCTACACCAGTAGAGTCTAACGTATTTGCACAAGCTAAGAAGGGAGCGTATGGTTCTACTCTATCATCTATTGATATAGCTACTAAGACACTTGTTATTGATAAAGAATTTAAGTATGATGATGCGTTTGTATTAACAGATAATAAGAATAGATCGTTTAAAAATGCTAAGAAGTTTCTAGATAAGACATTATCTGAGTTCGTAGGAGCACAGAGTCATTATGCATCACTTAATAGTTTAGCATTTGATGGGTATAAAAATTACCATGATGCATTACCAGAGAATATTCAAAATGCATCATCAAAAAGGGTGTGTATGGACGCCTCTCAAATAAACATCAATGTGTGTGGTGATCCTCGTATACACAGTGGAGCTAAGATACGCATTAAGATTCCAAAGTCTGTTGATCCTGAGTTAGATAGCGATACTCGGTCAACGGATAAGAACAAAAGCGGTGTCTATATAGTATATGATATAGAGCATAAGTTCAGTTATGATCAGGAATACCATATGAACCTACTGTGTAAGAAGGATACGAGTCAAATAGATTATGACCAGGAGATAGATCTGTGAGAGAAGACGATTTTGTAGGACAACATTTTACTTGGTATACCGGTCTAATAGAAGATATAAAGGATCCTCTTATATTAAATAGAGTAAGAGTACGTTGTATAGGGTTCCATTCAATGGATAAGGCTGTATTACCAACTGCAGATCTACCGTGGGCTACAGTTATAATGCCCAATACATCAGCTTCATACCAAGGAGTAGGAGCTAACCATCATTTAGAAGTAGGTACATGGGTGGTTGGATTCTTTCGTGATGGATCATCTGCTCAAGACCCTATGGTTATGGGATCGATCGCAACACAAGAGAACGGTATTAAAGATATCCCCACGGAAGCGCAGAAGACAGATCCGACTAATAAGGTATATAAGTCTAAGGCTGGGCACCTAATAGAAATAGATAACACAGACGGCTCAGAGCGCATCAGTATAAAACATAAAACAGGCTCGAAAATAGTATTCAATTCAGATGGTACAGTATCTATTATAGCGAGTAATATAAAATTAAATGCATAGTATTATATCACAGTTATATAAGAAAGTAAACGGCTATCTTCAAGCGCGGCTTTATATTGGCTCGGAAAGGGCCGCGGTGGTATACGGTGGGCTAGCATATCTAGGCCATGTAAACACTTCAGAGATTTTGCACAGAAAAAAAAATTCTCCAGAAAAATACAGTCCAGAGGATGAGTGCTAAATGACGACTACGAGTATAACACTTCCTTGTGATTCGGTATTACTACCCAAGCCCACAGACTTAGTTAATATCTTTAATAATATTATTAACCAAATCTCTCTATTGGAAATGAATGGATTTGAAAAAGAAGCACAGCAACTCAGAGACTTATTAGAATCAATAAAAGATCTTTTAGGTTCCTTCCCTATCTCTATATCAGATCCTGTATTCCCTACTCTAACAATACCTGAGGTTGAATGGGAAAGACGTATCACAGCTATAGTACAAGAGTATCACTTATTTGTTCAAGTAAAGATAATGGAGATTGTTCATAGTGTATTACCGATATCTTTCTCTGTTCCTATTATGGGGTTATCAATAGATGTTGTTAAGCTATTTACCGATCCTAACTATAAGGTAACTCTAAAGGCTCAGATAGCTGCAGATATTGATTCCTTTTACGCTCTTATACCAGATACATATAAAACATTT